GTTTCTCTATTTTGCAAACATTTGTTCTCTATTCTAGCAAATATACTCTGGCTGCGCAAGTCCTAGCAAAAAACTTCACAAAGACAACCTTGTATAGGCCACCTCTATGAAGTTTCTTACTATAGGAAGGGTTCTAAAAAATCTGCTTTGTAAATTACCCATATAAATAACAAAAGACTCCCAAAGGAGCCTTCTGGACTATGGGCTTCTCATGTTTCCATAGTACGATTACCAAATATATCTTAGCCTTTTCAAACAAGTTTGTCAAGGCGAATATACTCATTTTAGTTTATGTGCGATCACATTAAACAATACAAAAATTGTGTTAAATGTACATAATTTCATTTAGCCCAATTTTTCCACAGCATTTTAAAGGCCCCAGCTCAAGCCATCTGATCACCGGTCTCTACCTGAAAAGTGACATAGCAGGACGTTCATCTTCTGTATTTCCTCTCAAAAAAATCTCACCATAGCTACTCATATCCAATGAAATAACAACGACCTCACAAAAAGGAGCCTTTGCCCGGAAATATATCAGGTAAAGGCTCCTTTCTATAATAGAAACAAACTATCCAGCATTTACAGTACCTAGAGGGTTCAAATGTAGGAATAATCTAGAAATAAACGACATCCACACGAACTTAATTACCTCTATCTACTGTTCAAAACCATCTTCAATCACATCGCCCGTAGAATCCAAAAGAACCGAGTTGCGGGCTTTGCGATAGATGGTTTGTCCCTGAATTGTTTTACCGGAACTGTCTTTGATTGGGTTTCCGCTTGAGTCTTCGATGTTATCTAAGAACACGAACTCGTTAGGATATCCTGCGAAAGCCGTTCCGGTAATAATTGTACCATCTGCTTTGTGTGCTGTATAGCCCTTCAACAAAGCTTCTTCCGTAACAGTATCGCCGGTAAGGTCGATCAAAACTTTATTGCCGAATACGACTTTATTCGCAGCCATTTGACAAAACCTCCTTATCCGATCGTAACAGTCTTCCCTCCGGCAGAGTTGTCGGTTTCTACATACGGGATTGCCTTAACTGTAACCTGAGATAAGCAGTTGTACTCTTCATCGGGCATGATCGTCTGAGCTTCTTTGGACGGTGTTACTTCCTTGCTCTGTGGCTTCATATCCTCAGAACCAGACATAGCACCCTCAACGCCAAGAATCGTCACACCCTCACGAATGTTAGTAGCAATAAGCTTTGCCTGTTCGGTGGCGTCAATAGACACCTTACCAGAGCCATCATGATAGCCTTGCGGTACTGTATATTCTCCAGCCACAGTTGAGATGATACCCTTGACAGCGCCGTTGTTCTTCATAGTACCTGTAAGCTTACTTCCACGGGCGTGCGCAGTCTTTCCTACGAGAATCTCAGCGACAGCCGCAGTATCTTCGGAAGTATCGCTGTCGAATGTACAGGTACCTGTGATCTTTGCACCACTCTTATCATGAGCAGTAATACCTTTGAGGACCTTATCTGCACTGACGGAATCGCCAGTAAGATCGATAAGGACATCCCCCCCGTAAATGACTTTGTTTACATTCAGATTTGCCATAATGTTTAGTCCTCCATGACGCTTTCATTATTTTTCTTTATCAGCAGTCTTGTTGTACTGGGATGTACTGATTCCAAGGATAACACCAAGGAAAGTATCGACCGCAGTGATGGTTCCGACTACCTGCTCTCCATACGGGAGACCCCAGATTCCAGCCAGTGCAAAATATAATGTACCAGCAGCCGGAAGCAGATACATACGCATGTTGATAAGCTCGTCGTGAACCACACGTCTCCAGGATCTTGCGATTTCCATACGACTCTGTGCAAGGATGTTGTACAGACCATTCTCAGTCACAAAGTTGACGGAACGTCTCTGGCCTGCTACTACCAAAGGTAGCTTCAGCTTTTCATCCTCTTCGCACATTTCGAGCATTCTCCACTCGTTACCGCTACTGTAGCTTATAGCATGACTAATATCTTTTGCCTTGAACAGCGGAGCGTCCAGATCTCCATATACATTAAGGCGCTTTCCTCCAAACGAAATACTTCCTGCAATTTTAATCTCTTTACTCATCTCTGTTTGTTCCTTTCTCTTTGTAATTTAACATCCATAGCCTTCTGCAACTCTTCTGGTGTAATATTAAAAATGGACTTAAGGAATTCCAGGCAAATATAAGCATCTGCCATCTCTTCCAAAAGTCCAATTCTGTTATCATACCCCCGAATCTGTTTACTGATTGCTTGCGTAAGTTCTGCGAATTCCTCCATAGCAATCGTACACTTTAATTTCCACGGCTGACTCTCAACGCTTCTTCTGATAATTCTTCGCCGCTCTTTATCCGACAACTCGATGTTGCTTTTCATGCACTGGATAAATCTATTTCGATCCATCGGTTGCCTCCATCCGAGCTTTAGCAGCTTCCTTTCGCTCCTTGTACTCCGCTTCGTCGATTTCAGCAAAGCCGTTCGGAGCTTCTTTGAAATATCTGTTGATTACCACCTTATCCATAGACGGAGTGATCGCGTACAGAATTCCGACGGTATCATAATCACCTTTCGCCGGATCTACAAGGAAATCCTCCGTATAAATCTTAAAGGCTCTATCAGCCGGCATATAAGGCATAGTGATCGGATACAGTTCGGCCATAACAGTATCAATCAGTCCACTGTGATATGGAGCATCCGGACAGTTGATGTTCACGCCATGATAGCGATCAATGTCTCTGTACTTAACCGTGCCATCAGCATACAC